TCACCATAATACAAATCATATCTATCATCCAAAATTGGAATATCGTTGAACGATGTTTTCAATTTGGTCAAACCTTGAGAGTTTTGTGAAATCATATAAAATTCTTTCTGGGTTGAATATTCGAATATATATTCTAGATCAAAAAACTCTTTCAAGAAATTTAAAATTTTATCTTGATTCTTCTTAAGTGGCGTGAACACGATCAATATGCCTTCCGAATCACGTGGCGTTTCGAAGTCGAAACTAACAACAACATCGTCAGATACTTGCATCGGGTTAATAGCTACGGACACCAACATCGATAAATCATCACTAAAGTAATGACCGATTTCATAAGAATGGATGTTATATTGTCTGGTAGCATTAAATGAATTTTTTTCGAAAAACTCGTGTATTTCCTGTAGATGTTTTTCGGGAACCAAATGATTTTTTATATGTATCGATGTTGATGACAAATTGCCATATTTTTGCTCAAACAATGATGGATATTCTGATTTGGTATTGAAATGAGATGCATCGTCAACCCAATAGATATTATCCAGACATTTTAGTAATTCCTTTTTATTATTAATCATATTTATTTTTTAGTTAAATCGTTCTGTGAAAAATTTCGGTAATTTCTTTTTGTTGTATATCATAGCATCATAAATGCTACCGTCAAGTATGTAAGTATCACAATGATCATCTTGTGTTCTGACGCTTCTACCACAAGCCTGAACCAAGGTTTTAAACATTGCGTTTGAATACCAATCTTTATCCATTTTCATCAATTTGCTAACACGAATATCATTTACAGGTGGCCAAGGTGCTTTCAATATGATCTGAAAACGCGATAAATCATCCTTTAAATCTACACCATAAGTCATTGACGGAGATACCAAAATAGTTGGTCTATCAGTGCTCTCATGTATTTCTAATATCTGTTCGTTCGTCACGCCAGCTTCTCGAACCAATAATCTATCAGACTTCACATGTTCTTTAATGTAATCCGCTAGATATTGTGTATGTGTGTGGATAATACCTTTGACATCTTTGTGATCATCGATGATTCCTTTGATCTGTTTCATCAAAGTTGGAAGCATATCTTTTAAATTTTTATTATTAAGCTTTTGTTTGGCCATAATATAAATCGGTGATTTTTCTGGTTCAAAATCAGAAGGAATGTGGATGTATTCGTAATCGGTGATACCCAACGATTTACAGTAAGCAGCGACATCGATGATAGTAGCTGAAAGTATCACCACTTTTTCAGCATGGTTGAATAAATGTTTCGACAGTGTATCGACTTTGAGAGGAATAAAACGAATTTTACTATCCAATCTTTCTATAATATATTCACTATCATAAAAAGTTTCGTGTAGAAGATTAAGAGAATTCTGAAGATTTGATAGTTTGGTATATTCACCTTTTTTCTTATTGAAGGTGATGATATCTTTTTTATTATTGTTCTCAGAAAACCATGTTTTGTAGTTCTCGACCGACTTGTTGACATTAACAGACAACGCCTCAATCCACGATAATATTTTAATCTTGTTGCTGGTATCATTTGGTAATGACGATACCAATGTTTGGGTTTTCATCAAAAATGAGATATCGACCTCTGTGGTGAATTGTGATACCAATTGTTCTTCCAATTCGGAACCCTCGTCACAAACCATGATTTCGCGTCTTTTTAAATGTTGGGGTAACGAGAAAAACATACTGTAATTCAAAGTCGAAAATTTGGAAATCAGCATATTATTACGAGCATTGTAATACGGGCAACGATTCACCGCCCAACATTCATCTCGTTGTTTTTGACTATGGATACAAGGCGCTATATCAACAGACAACGTGTCGTCAATATCACATTGGTAGTTACCCTTTCCTTTCAATAACCCACTATCGTTAAAAGTATTTTGATATTGATCTTGTAGCGATTTGGTAATTGTGAGCGCATAGCAACCAAACGATTTAAAATTAGCCATTAACTGATCACCGTTTTCACCAAATATTGAATATCTGGTCACATAATTCACGAAATCTGAAGGAACATCCTTAGCAGCATTACCAAGAGTTTTTGCGATGTGTGTTTTACCAGCGCCTGTATCAGCGTGGACAATGACAAATTTTTTACCATTGTTGAAAGCTTTTTCGATCTCATTGAGAGCGTAAGCTTGTTTGTCACGAGGTTGGAAACCTTCAGGAAATTTAAGTATCAAGTTGTTCATAATGTCATTCGCAGCGTAAATCATTCGCTTACGTGATGACATCATACAACAAACCATCAAGATGTCAAGACATATAAATAGTTATTGAAAAATTTAGAAGACTCATCTTTTTCCATAACCTTCATTTTCCAATAAGTTTCTTCAGTTCTTGGACAAAATGCGCTCAAAGAATAATCAAAAATATAACCGTTATTTATATTTTTTATAGCATATGGATAGCATATTTCCCATTCTTTTACATCTCCATCCAATTCTATTTTGAATTTGATGAAATTTTGTTTAACATTGAAAATGTTTATTTTGCCCTGCTTAATATTCTTACCATTAAGAACAAAAGAGACATTTCTAAAAATTAATGTTTTGAGTTGTGGTTCTATTTTATCCATGTGTCTAATGTTAAATCTAAATCCATATATCGCATTTTTTCTTGAGGACTCAGTGTGAGTATCGATTCGTTGAAATATTCCCAAAAGCTATCATCCGCAGGTATTTTCTGCATTAGATAACATTCATCCATATTAACATTTCGATAATCTTGCATCATAATATCCCAAGTTACTATCAAATTATGTTTCCGCTCATCAACTTTTTTTGGAGTAAATGAACCTTTATAATTGAGCACCCTTAGACCGTTTTCTGAGCGCAAAATGTCCATGTTATTAGTACACAACATTTGACGCAGTAACGGTCTATTGGGTGCTCTTTCTGGTCTTCTACGAACAATTAAAATATCACAAACATTGCGATTTAACATTCGTAAAAGTCCGATTCTAGTTATCTTTTGTAGCATTTACTTCACAAACGCCAAACATGCGCTGCTCATTCAAGAACAATCCGTTCTTAATTTTGCCGTGATCCTTTACGTGTAAATTCGTAATAGGAATTCCCATATTATTCGGGAACACTACGATCTCGCCAACTTCGGTGTATCGCACGTTCGGTCCTTTCAAAATAACTTTACCCTTTCTCCAAGCATTATGAACTTGCGAAATAGGAATTGCGATACCGCCTCTCAGCACATATTCACTTCCACTATCTTCGGAAACGTGGAGATCGCAATATTCGATCAACATAACATCATCAAAAAGTTTGGATAGAACATAATCATCCAAACCAAAATCACTTGGTAGCGATTTATCACTCAAATCGATATGTGATTTTTGGGGAGCTAAAACATCAATAGATACAGACATGAAATTATTTATTCACGATTTTTCATACGTCAACATATATTTCAGCATCTTTTCCAAATTTAATATTTATATTAGTTTTATTGATAGTATATAAATCTACTAAATCTGTAATCATTTTTAATTTATCAAAATCAGGTTCAATATAATATTTTTTCCCAACCATACCCAAAACTTTTAATTGATGATATGCAACATTTTCAATATGTTTAGGGTGAGCACCTGCGGACAAATGATAATTTACACCAGAAAAATTATAAACGAAATCTATATCGTTTATATTTTTTTCGATTAAAGTTTTACCTTCACCGACAAATTGATCGTATATTCTAGTGTCATCGCTACCATCAATTAACGATTGATATCCTTTAAAATCAAACCATTTTGTTTTCAAAAATGAAAAACAGTTCGGAGGAGAATCACCAATTGAGAATTTTTTATCATATGTAATGTATGATGGTATATTTCTATAACCATGAAATCCTTTAGATATTTTAAGAACATTATTTGATATCCTTTTGGGTAAAAAAACATCATCATCGTCAAAAGGTAATATCAAATCATACTCTCCAATCGATATACCAATATTTCTTTTTTGCCCAACTGTGAGTCTTTGGTTGATATTAACAATAGTTACGTTTTTATAATCACAACATAATTCAATATTTTTATCATCATTGATGATAACTAAATGCTTATCGTCATAATCTTGTGATAAAAACGATGCGAGCATTCTTCCTAAATAAGGAATCCTACCATAAGTAGGACAGACTACCAAAGCTTTCATGATTTATTTTTCTTAGAAATATAAGATATTTTCTTTCTTTTAAGTTTTGGTATAATATTTTGATAAAACAAAAATTTCTCCTCATCCGTCTCAAAAATCTGTGAGTATTTGTTGAGCGTATTATTCGCATATTGTAATAATTCAGGACTATAAAAACTTAAATAACGTGTAGTCATGTAAGGAGAAAACTCTTCCAGAAGCTCGCTTGTTATTTCCTGCTCCTTTTCAAATAATAAATGATTGATAGTATTAAACATAATGTATATTCATATCATCGCGATATATATCTTCGTAATATTCGCGTGGTAGATCAGCAAACCACACTGATGGGAAGTAGCATTCTTTATTACCCAATAAAGAAGCCCACCAAGAAAATGTCGAATTGCTACCAACTATTATATCACATTTACTCATTCTAGTCAACTCTTTAATATCCGAATTCAAATCGATAATTTTAAAATTATATTCCTTGAATTCTTCATACACATCTCTTTTACTATCTGTAAAGACTTTGATATCACAGTCTTTATATTTTTCAAAAAAATATTTGAAATATTCGGTATTACAAACATGCAATCTTTTAGAAAAATTCATGTAATCACCTCTTCTTATATGAATCCCCACTTCTGGTTTTTCTTCAGATTTGTCGCTGATATCAACATCGGGTAATTCCAATAAAGATATAAATTCGTCTTTACAATCTTGAAAATATTTAAAAGTCTGAAAGTAGCCATTTAAATTGATATCACCCTCAAAATTTGGTATCTCATCATATCCAAAATTTTTTTCACGATACATGATAGTATTATAAGGCACAAGACTATATTTGAAATTTTTAAATAAATCATCTTTATAAAAGATTGGATTGTTGCCCTGTGTCGCATGCCACCTTGAAACATTTAATATCAATTCTTTATCATATTTTTTTGAATATGAAAATGCTGTTGCGGTTTGAAACATTTGATTTGCGATACCACCCATCAAATCAATATAACATTTTGTTTTTTTAATACCACTTCCCATTTAGATATTGATGTAAATTGTTACAATTTTTTCTATAAAGAGCAATCCAAATTCCAACATTTCCACTATGAGTGATGACAGCTTTTGTTTTACTCATAAACAATAAACTAGCGAGGAAATTACAAGAAAATTCAAATTTTTCTTTGGTGAAATTTGGAATCGTATGCTGTATAGCTTTAGATATATCTTTCTTAATCATAGGGATTCTATGATTAACATAAGTATTTTTAAATTTTTCAAGAAAAAAATCAGCAAAATCTTGTTCATCTGTTTGTAGATAAAACAAAGGTGTATCAAATTGTTTTGAAACTTCCTCAACTTTTTTGATAAAATTACTATATGACGGTATCATAGTTTCGGTAGATTTATCATTTCCCCTATAACAGACACTAATAATATTATCAACATCGACAGAAATATCATTAGTCAATTCTTGCAATCGAGATAAGATATTATCGGAAGGGTTAAAGTAACCATCAATCAGTTTGGATAACGATGAATAATCCAGATCTTTATAAGGTGCAAATTGACTATGCCAATAAAATTTTATAACATTGGATTCTATTGATGGTAAAACAGTAGGAGTATAAATTATGGATGATAGATCTTGTTTCTGATGTTCTTTATACCAATAAAATTGATTCGATCTGTCGATAGTTGGAAAATATTTATTTTCATTATAGAATTTACATATTTCTTCCATTGCTACAGAACAACAAGAAAAAAAACCCGAGTTGTGTAATATAATTAAATCGTTATTCATTTTATGTCGGCACGATTGTCATGTCTGATCTATAGAAATCGGAACAATCTCTCCCGATCAACCAAACATCGGGAACGATGATTTCTTTCTTTTTTACTCCGAGTAAACTCGCCCACCACGAAAATGTAGAGTTGCTACAAACAATTCTATCATACTGCGACATCAATATGAGATCTTCTAATTCTGTATTACCTGTTATAATGTTTAATTTCCGATGGTTAAATTCATTTCTAACATATTCGAAAGAATCTGTAAATACGTCAACATTTTTCGGATCAAAACGCATAAATTGATTTTCAAAATAGTTTGAATCGCAAACATGGTGTATATGAGCATATCTCAAATAATCACCTCTCCGTATGTGAAAAGCTACTTTATCGGTGATTGGTGATGTATTTGGCAACCCCAACAAATCGATAAATTCATCTTTACAATCCTCAAAATATTTCAAAGATTGGAAATATCCAGACAACGCCACATCTCCATCGACATAAGGTAATTCATCGTAATTTTCTCGTTTTTCTGTAATATGAGTCGCATTTGTTTGAATTCGACCAAATTCAAAATTTTTAAAAATCGTAGATTTATAAGTTGATGGGGGATTTCCCTGCGTGGCACTCCAATTAAAATCGTTGATTATCAATTTTTTACCATATCGTTTAGCATATGCGTATCCAGCAGCAATCATAAAAATTTGATTACCAAGACCACCAGCAATATTCACATAACAAGTATTCATTTTTTTATATATAATGCATCTCCCCATCCACAGCCTGTGTCGAATTCTTCAACTTTTACAAGACCTTTATTTGATAAAAATTCAGTTATTTCAGATTCTAAAGCGCATCCTTTATACATTTCTCTATAATTAATTTCTGTGAAGATAGCTTCGATAAATTGCCAGTTCATAATACCTTTCAATGCTTTTAATTCGGCTCCCTGTATATCTAAATTTAAAACATTCCAAGCGGTTTCATCCAATCCAATTTTACGGTTGATCGAGTCGATTGTCGTAGTTTCCATTTTAACAGTTTCAACATTTACGATATGGGGGTAAATTGCAGCATGGTCTCCTAATTCGAGAATCGATGAACTTTCTCCATTATTGGTTATGTGAAATTCGACTTCTTCTACTTTATCAGAAACAGCAGCATGCACCACATAACAATGTTCATCGGTATTACTAGATGCCCAAGAGTGTGCCAACTCTTTGTTGGCCTCAACAAAAATTATGGTATTGACTCCGTTTTGTTTATAAATTGGATATTCCTCGCCTTTATGCATTCCCACATGAAAAACTCCATGAGGGATTACGTTATATTTTTCTTTTAATATTTTAAAATCTATTAACATAATTGTGATTAGCCATTATTGTTTTCAATATATATTCGATAATTATGGTTATAATGTGGATTTTCAGCTTTAATAGCATTATCGTGTTGTAAATGCCAACAGATAGCTCTATCAGACTCCATGTATTTGACTCTGTTTTTTCTCACAGATCTATTTTTATAATCAGAGTCTTCGAATCCCCAGCCAAGAAATCTAGAATCGTATCCAGATATTTTATTGAATGCTTCCATTGAGATCATATTACACCCACCTGGAGAATTCCCAGCTGCCCATTCAAAATTTTCTGTTTTTTGGTTATCAAACATATAATTAAAATCATATGTTGGAAGGATTTTATCAAAAACTTCTTTTTTTACAGTTATAAACTCACCATTGTGAGGGTATACATGATCGTAATGGTCATTTAATATAAGAGTCTGTGCTTCTTCTAAGAAGATAGGCTCTATTAAAATATCTACATCATAAAAACATAAAATTTTCCCAGTCGCTATTTTAGCAGCTGCGTTAAAAGCATCGGCTTTTCTAAAAGCTCCATTATTTTCATATAATATTACAATTATATTGTCCTTGGAATTTTTAAACTGTAACATTCCTTCATCCAATACTGAATCGTCATTGATTATTATTATTTCTTTGTAATTAAAATTTTTACACAAGAATTTTACAATAGTTTCTAAATTATTAAGTCTATCTATAAAATCTCTTCTAAAATGAATTATTATAGATGTGTCCGTTAGGTTGTATTTCATAGTATTACATTTTTTAAATATTCGACATCTTTCAAATATTGATTTTTAACTCTCAATGCTAGATCATAAATTCCTTTGTGTGGGTGCGTTCCACCAAAATCTATGTCCGTATCTATATCATTTGGATTATACTTTTGTTCCCTCCAAGACATTCCACCATAATGTTTAAAATATTTATTTTCTAGATCAACATCTCCAATCAGCAATTCGGATTTTATCACATCTTCAAACATAGTGGAACCAATATCATAAACTCTTTCACTCGGATTCAATTTTTTACTTCTAATCGGATCAAAAAATTGAATGTCGTGTTTCCTCAAGGAATGTAAATCCATGAAACAATACCATGGTTCTACTCTCGGGTATAATTTTTTATCACCACAATCTCCAACAACTTTACCCATAAGAGTCAAACCCTTTTCTTTAAATTTTTCAAAAGGCTTTTTAAAATCCTGTAAAAATAATATATCGGTATCCACCAACAATACGTAACGTGTTGTAATATGAGATAGTCCTAAATTTACCCCGTTCCCATGCGTACCACCCAAAAGATTTAAATGCCTGATATTATTTTTTTCTAAAATATCACTTGATTCTTCTTCAGTCGATGTATTTACTACCAATATATCTGGAAGTTCAGTACACACCAATTTAAGACTTTTAATCAAATTTATGACAAGTGTAGGCGTGTTATAATTACAAGTTAAAATTGTTAAATCCATATTATATATTCTTTAAAAAATTAACAACCCATTCTTCTAAATTCGTAGTCGTTTTCTCATTATTTGTTATCAAATTTAAAAAATCATTATATGATATATCATTATACGAATTAATTTCCTGATTGTTGAATATTTGAGTAAGACCCATGTCTGGAACATATGTTAAAAAATCCCGTTCTAACATAATAAGGTCTGATAAAAGTCTGAACCCATCACCGCAATAACCGGGAATAGTGAATTCAATATTAGGAGGAAATAGATCGTGTATAAATATTACCCCACCTTCATTTAAGGCTTTTACACTATTATTGTAATCTGTTAATACTTGGTCATAAGTGTGACCCGCATCAATATATATAATATCAAATTTATGTTTATTTAATTTAAAAAATTCATCAGTAGTCATAGTGTATGAAGCATTATGATTGTTCATATCTACTGATATTTGACTTTTAAATCCATCCACTTGTTTAAAATTATTCCCAACATTTTCTAAATTTTCATATCCTAGTTCTAGGTAGGACATATTTATCTTATGTTCTGGCGGTATTCGTTTTAATGTATTATGCAGTATACTCATTTTTTATTTTTTTCAATATATTTTTAAGTTCTTGTTCACCGACTAATGGAGTTTGCTGTGGCAAATGTCCATGTTTTTCAATAAAAATTTTATCAGCATCGGTCACAAACTTGTGAGCCTTTGGATTTGAAAGTATGGATGATGTTTGGGGGGACCACTCTTCATCGCCAATAAATTCCCAAGAATTTTCAATATCTGCAAAGTACCAAAAAGGTGGATGCATCCCAAACTTTATGATCTCATATGTGTGATCAACATGTTCGCATGCATTATAATATCTATGATCAATAAGACCTACATTTTCTAAGCATTTTTTAGAATAATAGGAAAAAGCGCCAACACAATGAGGATACAAGGGAATTTTAATTGACCCGTAATCTATAATCACTTTGGGATTTGGAGCACGATTAAAGTCGAATGATTTATTCATAACTCCGTGTTGCGAAAAATTAAAATGTTGAATTCCTGATATTTTGGATGCTTCTATATACTTGTGAAACACTGTCGCATCTTTAATAAAGATATCATCTTCAATCAAAAAGATGTGATCGCATCCTTTATCCAACAAATATTGGATAGCGACATTTTTTGATTTACCAACACCTAAGTTGGTCTCATTATTTACAAGATAATAATTCCATCCTTTTAAATTATCAATGTGATCACCGTCATTCACAATGATGAGATCAATGAAATTACAACTTGATATGCTGTTTAATAATTTTTCTAGTAAGTGAGGGCGATTATATGTGACAATGCCTACTCCTATTTTTTCATTACTTTCCATTTTTCTTAATTTCTTTCATTAATTTTTCAATGGCCGCATCGGCTTTTCTTGCGTTTTCTTGATCTTTTAACATAGACTCCAGAAGCTGAAGATTTTCCTCGCTGAAAAAATTCTGATCCGGTTCTATCAATGCACCCGCATCATCGATGAATTGAGAAATATAAAACAATCTATCATCAATAGTCTTACCTTCCACGGGAATGATTGCTGGACAATCTTCCTTCGGGTAGAATATATCAGTCTCTAAATCATTAGCATAATGATCATACAGCTGTGAAAACACTTGATCTACTTCTCTAAGATGTTCGATTTTTGTATCTCTAAGTCCATCATCCACGACTTTGATATCCTCATCAAAAGGAATCCAAAAAATAATATCAAGATGCTTCATACTTTCTCTAACCAGAGAAATGGTGGCAGCTGTAACTTCATCAGAAATTTGATCATAAGAATTTGCAACCAGTGTGTAAGCTAAATTATCCCAAGTGCATCGGTCATAAATTATATTAATTTCATTTGTCATCTTTTCCTGAGTCTTCATCATCCAATCCAAGATCAGCAACTGCGTTTCTTCATTGGTTTGCGAAGAATGTTCCAGATTAGCTTCCTTGATGATATCTCTGTATGTCTTAACAGGAGTGCCATACATAGGCCACTTTTGTAAGAAAGCATTGACCAATGTTGATTTTCCCGAATTTTGGGTACCGCTGATAGCAATTCTCATAAATTTAATTTATCAAACATTATTCAGATTTCAAGAACATTTCCCAATCTTCTAGAAAATCAACGAACACATATCCATTTCTTGGTTTTTCAACAGGTTTTATCAATTTCAATCGCTTACCTTGTGTGCTCATCCAGATTTTTAATTTTGGATCTTGCGGGTTGAATGTGCTTAAATCGCATTCATCAATTAATTTATCACCTTTCCATCTGTTCAGCTCTTTATGACAGGCAACTTGATTTTCCCAAGTATTTGGATTTGAAGTGCATCTGGATCTAGGATATATGTGATCCACTGTCAATGTGTCTCCACTCAACGGCAACCCGCTGTATCCGCAAATATTTTTGTCTCGTTTAAAAATATTATGCTTCGTTGGAAACAGAACCTTTTTATGCGGTATTCCTTCATATGTAGCACACACGACAACAGAAGGAACTCGGACATCTCCTCGAATAGTTTTGATTCGATTATCGTAATCTCTGATTGGAAGAGCCATCCAATCTTTTGCAGTTTTAATGACATTAAAATACGAAATAGTGTCTAGCTTATTGCCGTCCGAATCTTCATCATATACAATGTCTAATGGATAGACAACTTCGGAAAATATATTTCCGAATGTTTTTCTCACATCGCAAGTTCCAACAGGAAAGTAAAACCTGTTCAGGACTAAGATTTTATCACTCATGCATCATAGCATACACTCAATAAAACTCTTGTCAAGCTTATATATTTAGTAAATTCATCAGCCTAACAGAATTATAAATCCGAATCAAATTTCAATTAAATACTATTGATGAGCGTAAAACGTGCTGCGCGAAAGCGTAAAGAAGTGCCTGACCTCGAAAGAGAATTCATGGAGTCATACAAAAAGAATTTCAATCTTAACAATCTGAAATTGAAAAAACACTTC